AATTTACGAGACATATTTAATCTTGGTTGAAGGTTCACACTTGGTGATAAAGTTGACACACTTGTTAAGCAGTTCGTCGCGCACGGATTCAATAGTGTCATCCGGGTCACGGACACACAGGCTTGTAAACCGCGTTCCCTCAATCCCCGTAGGCGTTGAACTGACGAGGTACACGGATGATCGCCAGTACTGAAATACAGGATTCCCGTCACCCTCGTCAACGCGGTGAAGCATGGGGTCGCCGGCAACAATGATGACTGCCGGCAAGCCGACATGCTTTGCCAGCCCCTCCCTAATGCCGCGCTCGTTGAGGAACGCAGGGATGCCTGTTGCGTGTTCCCAAGAAACGTCTTCCATGACAGGCCGCGCCCATCGGTTGTCATCGTCTTTCATTACTGGTTCTCCTTAAAGCAATCCCAGCCGCGACCCTTTGCGTGTTCGTAATATTTGTGTTGCGGTGCGCTTGCAATTCCCGTTGTTGCTAACGCAATAATATCTTCAAACGATATGCAAGACAAACACCTTGCTTCGTCCCGTTCCGTGCGGAGTGTGTCCACCTGTGCCGTCAAGCAGTCAATCTCCTTGCACAATGTCGCTATGTCTCGTAGGTCGCTCATGCCGTCCTCCCAAACAAGGTTGTTGGTATCGGTAATAATGGAAGTTCCGCAAGGTTTCGAATGTCGCCTGGGTGGAGTCGCAGTTTCGCGGCGAGGTAGGCGGCGTGGGCGGCTTCTGGGGTGTGGAAATAGCCGATGTGTTGACTTCGTTTATCGATCATAATCTTTGTTTCCCATTGCTCCTTGTGCTTGTGCCACGACACGCCAAGCAAACCGGAGGTGCTGCCGCGGCGCGCTCGTGTTTGATTTTGCAAGTTTACGGATCGTGAGACGTCGCGGAGGTTTTTGATTCGGTTGTCACGCTTGTCGCCGTTGATATGGTCGATTTGATGGTCGGGCCAAATGCCATGCGTGTACAGCCATGCCAAGCGATGCGCCACGAATTCCATCCCGTTGACTTTGATGCGGGTGTAGCCGCTGCTGTTGACACACCCAGCGACGTCGCCCATTTGGATCCCTTTTCGATTTACCCGCCAGCGGAACTCGCCAGTCTCCGGGTTGTATGCCAGCAGCACCCGCAGCGTTTCGGCGGTAATGTCTTTCATGCATCCTCCGGTGAACGATCTGCAATGTACTTGCGTACCTGCTCCGCATCTTCAATGGCTGCGCGTACCTCGGACATTGGAAAGTCTGACGGAACCATGTCTTGGTCAGTCAGTTCAACGTCATCAAGCGCAATCTCAAGGATGTTCCAAGAAATCAGTTCCCAGCCCTGCACCCCGGTGTAGTGTCCAGGCTTGTGATATTGCCAATGCACTTCAAGCGTTGCGGTCACAACGTGTTCGCTTAGGTATTCCGCAGCCTGGTCATCGGTGACCCATTCGGACAGAACGTCAACTTGCATAATTTGCTTAGTCATAATTTCACCTGTGTTTATGTAGGGAATGCATTTAAAGTTAATCCATCCAACAACCGTGTTTGCGCAAATGCCAGAAACGATGCGTAAAGATTGCCCACCCAAGTGCAAGCCATGAGTGTGCGACGTACCGACCCTGCGGACAAATCATGCAATAGGTGATCTTGGAAGCATCGTTGGGCAAGTTTGAGTCGCTCACAGGGTCACCTCCGTGTCGCGATGAGCGCAAAGAAACGCAGCCTCGGCCGCGTAGATCTCGTCAATGCAAGCGTCAAATGCAAACTCGTTGTCAACGTCAACGCAAGCGCGTTCGTTGTGTGCGCGAATCACGCGCTGGCTAACGGCATCGTTGATCTCGCGAGCGGCGGCGACAAGAACGTCACAGTAAATACGAGCAAGGTGCGGGTTGATTTGTGCGTCAGTAACGGTAACTTTGAACTTGGTAGTCACGGTGTCAGTCCTCTCAAACTGCTTGCGTTATCAGCGGCACGCGCCTCTGATTGACACAAGGTACTTACCCGTATATCGACTGTCAACGCCATTGACATGAATTTGTTGACAAAAATATAGATGTATAGTGCCGACGCGGAGATGTGGGTGAGACTCCCACTTGCGACGAGGCACAAGGCCGTGAGGTACGCCCCTCGTTTCCCAGGCAATGGGGTAACAGAACCTACCGACGGGACAGGGCGCGGCAACGCGCTGCTGTCTGCATAAACCTATGAATAATTTGAACCTTTATGCAGATCGACATAGTGCGGCGACTGTGTCGATGCGGTCAGCATTCCAATTTGACCTATGTTTCCTGCTCCGGAAACAAACACGGCTCGGGACTTTCGTCGACCGAGCCGCGCTTCCGGGAACTTAAGTGTACCACGTTGCGGCAGATTTATGGTATGGTGCTTGTAACAACTCCCCGCGTGGGGATTTGCCGAGCGAGTGCAAACGCTCAACATCTCGACAACTGTAGGCGGGGCGGGTTAGCCCGCACTCGCTCCCCGCTCTGCCTACGGCTTTGGGAAATACGAATGGCGACGAAATTAAAGACTCAAATTTCGCAGGAAAGCAAGCCCGGACACTACGTTGTGGCTTACATAAATATTACTGCTGAAACTTTCCGAGCCTTGTTGGACTACGACCCGGAATCCGGAATCTTTCGGTGGCGGGTGAGTCGCGGCGGGATCCAAATGGGCGCTGTCGCGGGAACGGTCAGCGAAAAAGGCTACATCCGAATCCTAATCAACGGGACGAAATTCAGGGCGCACCGCCTCGCGTGGTTGTACGTCTATGGCGCGTGGCCGCAAGATCAGATTGATCACCTCAACGGCGACAAGCGCGATAACCGAATTGTCAACCTTCGCGACGTCTCACAATCCGTGAACTTGCAAAATCAAACACGAGCGCGCCGTGACAGCACGTCTGGATTCCTCGGCGTGTCGTGGCACAAGCGCAAGAAGCACTGGGAAGCAAAGATCAAGGTCAACAAAAGAAACCACTTCCTTGGCTACTTTGACACCGCGGAAGCCGCCCACGCGGCGTACCTTGCCGCAAAGTTGCAACTTCACCCGGGCGACATTCGACATTTAGGCAACCGTGAGCAGCGGAGGATCACAAGCAAATACTGACACACAGTACGCATTTATTTCCAAACTCTTTGACCTGGTCGATACGCGCCGATGACGGCATATGCCAACAGGCGATTGACACTTGGTTGAAGGGATGCGGAGACACGGACGGCGGAACGTCCGGCGAAATCATGGGTAAGGCAAGCAACCGTCATGTGAGTTCACCGAATAGTTTCGGATCTCGTAGTGCTTCCAGCGTGGCAACTGCGCTTTGTGCAGAAGGTATGAATAGGACGGTAGTAAGACCTTTGTGATCGGTGAGATACCCGGCGAAGGCCGACTGTGTTTGACAGTCGTAGGTGCAGGTGCGCAACCTAAGCGAATTTGTCCTCGCTAAAATAGGGCAGCACCCTCTTCTGTTGATGCGCGGCTCCGGCCATGCAACGACGCAGTAGCCCCGCCGAGGGGTTACTGCATCCACGCTCTCCGGTCATGCAACAAGGGATGTGCGAAGCCAAGCAGTACGTCAACAAAGCGTCAGCATCGAAGTGCTGGGATTGAAAGAGATTTGAAAAATCTCGTCCTTCCCTTCCGATCTACATCCCCGCTCTAGCACCGGCATTGAGCCTCGCTGAAATCAAAAAAAATCACTCGCCTAAACTTGCGATTTGACATCCCGCTTTAGCACCGCGTATACTTGCGCGTATGACAACAATCACATGGATGGACAACCGCAAGTTGATGGATGAACTGTGGCCGAAGTGGAGACTTGAGCCTGTATTGTCGAGCATCTTGAACGAGAAGTGGGGTCAACTGCATCAGGACAAACTGCAAAGTTGCATTCGCCAGCACCGTTTAGTGCGCGACTCAAAGCCTGATATATCAGCGATACACAAGGCGTACTGCGCTCTCATCCCTCAGAACCTGGTAGGCGAGCGCGAGGTTGAGCAAACCCGCAACGACCTACAGCGTTGCACACCGATCAGCCCTGAAGAGTTTGCTGAGTGGGATGTGTGGGCTGAAGCGATGTTGAAGAACGTGACAAACGAAGAACTGAAGCAAGTGCATGAGTTCATTGGTCATGTACCGGAGTCGCGTCGAATCCTCGCCGTTGCTGTTGAGCATGTCCGCAAGCCAAGTGTGAGATACGCGTGAGGTACGAGAGCAAACCAGTATTACTGCACATGAACGCACTTGTCATGTATTTGCGAGGAGAAGGCTTTACCGTTGGAATGACGCACACCGGATTTATTGCCATTGACTTGGAAGGTGTGGTGTTTCAAGTCAGCCCGTTCAGGACAAGCGCACAGATTCAGCACCCCATACACAAGCGATTTCGTGAGGAATACTCGCGCAAACTTCCGCAAACGCATTGGTTTGATGAGCGGATGGAAATTCTGATTAAGTGGGCAAACGACCCTAAGAGCAAGGAATGCACCCGAAAGATGTCAACATCAAGACGAACTGTGCAGGGGACAAACGCATGATGTACCCAACCACCCGCAACAAAGCCAAGATCCTCCGAGCGGTCATGTACTTGGAACACGAAGGTTTCACTGTCGGCCAAACCAGAACCGGGTTTGTTGCTGTTGACGATGACGGCATTGTCATCCAGGCAACCCCGTACCGCACCAGCGCACAGATCTTTCATCCTAAACTCAAGATCTATCGTGAGGAATATGCGCTGTACATACAAGAAACCCATTGGTTTGCTGAGAAACTGCCGCTGTTGACAGAGTGGTCAAAAGACCCAAACGCCAAAGAACCGCCGCGCATCATTGCCATGTCGCGCAGACCTGTACCGTCACGGCAAGGAACCGCATGATCCATACGCTTTGTGCCGTACCAATTGCTTTGATCTTCCTTGCCGCGTGTGGCCTATGGCTATGGTTCTTTGACGATTCATCTCCAGACTACTAATGCGACACACCAACCTACCTCACCATTTCTATGTGCAAGTTGACAACCAATACCTTGGCCCGAACATGCCAGCCGGCACAACGCCAGGCATGTGGCATGCGATCTACGCTCGACCCGGTCAGTACCTATCTTGCCATGTGATCCTTGCATCCGGAGCGCACTGGTCAGGCTTGCCGCTTCACGCGCTGTCAACAACCGAGTCCTTTGACCCTGACTTTGATGATTCCTCGCAGCCGTGGGGAGCAATGGGTAATGACATCGAAGCCGTGCAATTTAAGGCACTTGAAGGCTTGACTGTCAACGCGTTTCGCGCCGAGGTGTCAGGCATACACACAGGTATTGTGATTGATTGGGCTGATGGTTACTCGCAGTACCCCGCAGAACACAAGCCACTCAGCCTAATCATTGCTGACGAAGGTTACTTCTTGCTGTTGCCCAACAACCACTTTACCGTTAAGGACAAGCATTTCGTTGACACCAAGAAATACGTTGATCAAATGAAATTCTATAAAAGAGGCGATCTCGTATATTGGGAAACCGATTGACTTATATACTGACGTAGATGACGATAAACACTTACGACGAATTTAAAACGCATATTCGCGAGACACTTGAGTCGCAAGGATCTACACGCGGGGAACTTGCGGTTGCAATGGATCGCGCAGGGATACTTCGAGCGCACACGGTGAGGTGCTTGCTCGGTACGCCTGGTACGGTGATCGGTAAACGAAAGCCAGCGTTTGACTCTGCGCTTGCCATTGCCGGCGCAGCAGGGTTTGACATCGTCCTGCGTAAACGCACATGATCACCAAGCGTATAGCCATCGTCGCTGTCAATGAAGACGGCTATCGCATCGGGCAATCGCATCACAACGCAAGAATCTCAGATTATGCAGTACAGTGCATAAGGGACGCACGGGAGGAAAGAGGGCTTTCCTACGGCAAATTAGCGTCAATGTTTAAACTCTCAAAGTCCACCATACAGAAACTATGCAACTATGAAAGACGCGCCCAAATCCCTCGCGCTTACAAAAAAGTCACCCAGTACCTCTGTGATCAAACGACCAGTGGGCAAGCCGAAGCGCGGCCCGGTCATGCACAACCCCAAGGCAGCGGAAGTACTTGATTGGCTGTCAACAGGTGGAACCCTGCTTGAGTTTGCCAACCGCAAGGGCAACCCGGATGTGCGTACGGTTCACCTATGGAAAGAGGAAGACGAGGAATTTGCTGCACTTTATAAGGTCGCCCGTGACAAGGGACAAGAGGCAATGCTTGAGGAGTGCAAGACACTGTGCGACACAGAGCCTACAGACGCGGTACAAGCCGCTTGGAGGCGTTTGCAGGTCGATACCCGGATGAAGTGCCTTCGGATGTGGAACCCCGCCCGGTGGGCAGAGCGCGTTGACATGAACCATTCCGGTGGCATCAGCCTGATGGTGGCAACAGGCGTACCGGAGCGGTAATGGCTCGCACCGTCAGTTTGCAGTACAAGCCGCGAGCCTGGCAGCGGGCTTGCCATGTCAATAAGCGCAGGTTCACTGTGTTGGCACTCCATCGTCGTGCCGGCAAAAGCGAATATGCCATTATGGAATTAATTGACAAGGCGATTCGGTTCAAGCAGGAACTTGGCCTGTTCTTCTACATTGCCCCGTTTCTGAAGCAAGCCAAGGCTATTGCCTGGGCGCGGCTGAAACAGAAACTTGCGCCGCTCCTTATGGAGAACGCGATTGACATTAACGAGGGCGACCTGCTCGTCACGTTCAAGCACAACGGGTGCGTCATTCGTATATTCGGTGGAGATAACCCCGACGCAATGCGCGGTGTGCGCCTTGACGGATGCGTGATTGACGAGGTGTCGCAGGTCAAGCCGGAAGTGTGGAACGACATCATTCAGCCGGCACTGTCTGACCGTCAGGGTTGGGCAATGTTCATCGGGACACCGTCAGGCATCAACCTGTTTAGCGAGTTGTACTACCGCGCACAGTCGTTGCCCGATTGGAACGCCGCTCGGTACACGGTCTTCGACACCCAGGCAATTGATCCCAAAGAAGTCGAACGCCTAAAGCGCGACATGCCTGAGACTGCGTTTGCTCGCGAGTACCTGTGCGACTTTGCCGCCGCCGGCGATGACCAGTTGATCAGCCTGTCAGACGCTGAACTTGCAGCAAGCCGCGAATATACGGACAAGGACATTGAAGGATCACCCCGCATCATTGGCGTTGATCCTGCACGGTTCGGTGATGACCGCAGCGTCATTGTCAAACGTCAAGGATTGATCATGTTCCCGCCTCTTGTGTACAGGGGCATTGACAACATGGAACTTGCCGCTCGCGTTGCATCGGTCATGGAATCCTGGGAGCCGGACGCGGTGTTTGTTGACAGCGGTGCGGGTGCGGGAGTGATTGACAGGCTGCGTCAACTTGACTTTGACCCCATCGAAGTGCCGTTTGGTGGCCGCGCCATTCAACCCGATCAGTTTGTCAATCGACGCACCGAGATGTGGTGGGGCATGAAGGAATGGATTGAGCAGGGTGGTGCAATACCGAATGACGTTCAATTGAAGCAAGAGATGGCAACGCCCGTGTATTGGTTTGATCAGGCTGGTCGCAAGGTGCTTGAGTCAAAGGACGAGATCAAGAAGCGTTTGCAAGGTGGCGCATCACCTGACCTTGCCGATGCGCTTGCGTTGACGTTTGCGTATCCGGTTCGTAAACGATCCTTATTCGACAAGTACAAGCGCAAGTCAACTGCGAACGAAGAGTATGACCCGTACAAACATGTTGTCTAGTACCCGTATGCAATGCATTGAGGGCTAATTTATGCTGACGATTCGCCGCGCAACAATTGACGATGTGGAGGTTCTTACGCATATGAGTAGGCAATTCCACAA